CTGCCACCAGAAAAGCAAATTTGGGTAGGCTCGCTGATCTGGTAAGGCTTCATACATCCCCCCGCAGCCGTTCAGCCGTAGCCAGCCCAGCGCGCACTATCGCCGCATGATGCCGGCGCGGAATCTCGCCGCGACTGCGCCAGCTAGAGACGATTGATTCCGGCAGATGCAGAAGCGTAGCCAGCGCGTGAGTGCCGCCGCAGTCCTCGATAATAAGTGTGGTTTTTTCTTGTGGTGTCACGATTACTCTCCGGCTGCTGCTTTGATTAATGACTGAATCGTTTCAACCTCTTGATGCCACATATCAATATTTGCATTTGCCACTTTTATCATTCCAAGATGGATCATTTCTCGCCCACGGATAACCTTGCTGGCATAACTGCCATTGAAGTCTGATACGCTGAGTGTGTAATCACCAATTCGCACAGCCACTTGTTTTTGATGGCCCTTAAAATCAAGAAGATTTCTAGCTTCTTTTGCCGCTTGAAGTGATGCCATTGCTGCCTCAAGTTTAAGGCATAATTCCTTGATGCTCTTTGTGTCCATGTCACTCTCCCATTTCCGAAGCCCCGAGCATAATGCAAGCAATGCCGGATTGCCATGCCGTCTGTCGGGTGGCTAGCCGACGAACGGTGTAGACAGTCGGCATCCGTGGCGGTAATGTTGCGGCTGTCGAATGGGAGAAATCTATGAAAGTATTATTGATTATTATTGCACTGTCTTCTTTTTGCTACTCGCTGATTGTTTCTATTGCATGGGGATGGGTGCTTGATCTGGATTACCAGACGTGGAAGCTAATTACGCTTTCTGTTATTCAAGCAATAATCATGCAGATTTACTGCGAATTGTCTCACCGTGTTCGCTCATCAAGCCAGAAGGGGCATACGCTTAAGATTGAAGAGATTACTACCGAAAATCAGGGGAAGGATAATGAACATTAAGCCATGCCCGTTCTGCGGATCATTCAAGATTGCTTACCAAGTTAAGAAGAAAGGCAAGGTGCGGATGAAGTGCCTTGGGTGTGATGCTTCTGGTCCTTCCATAGACGTTGCAATGACAACAGATCATGAAGGAAATTGCATAACAAAGATGATTGCTTCCACGGAGTGGAATACCAGAATTGATACATAAGGGGACTGTAATGCAACAGATTGGGATTGAAATACCATTATGGCAAGGCGGCCCAACTCCAAACGAGTATAACAAACTTGCGCAGAAGAATGGCGGATGGATTTCTGTTGATGATCTTGATCCACCGAAAGGGAGGAAGGTAGTGACGTTTGGAGAAAAAGGCTTCGACTATGACGAGTACATGCCTGCACCATATAACCGATTCTTTCAGGACTGGGAATCAGAGAAGACTGTGACGCACTGGCAGATGCTATTTGCGCCCTGCTGCATTACTTGATTTTAACCCGACGAACGGTACTTTACGCCAAGGACGGCAGCGGCTACTGTTCGCATATCGAAACGGGAGAAACGATATGACACGCGACGACATAAACCAGCAGATCGAAGCCTTCTTCGCGAAGGGCGGCAAGGTCACGACAGTGGCGCCAGAGACACGCGCCTTTGACGAAGGTCTGCGCTTCTGCCGCTGTGGCTGCCACGGCAACTACACGGATCACTCAATGCGCGCCGGCGAGTCTGGCCGCTCATCATCAATCGTAATCAGGGACTGAATCATGAATCCATACGCACACGCAATCAATCCACACGAGTCGTCCAACGACTATGAGCCTGCCATTAACCGCATAATGTCCGAAGATGACAAAGGCGACGACGTCTACGAATTCGGCTGCTGGCTGTCAATGGCCGCAACGGATAACGTCCGCGAGCAGCTTGCCGAGATCATCCGGCTGTACAAGCGAGGCGCATTGACAGAATCCGCTACATTGCGAGCATTTCTGGCCGCCTACGAAGAGTCGCGCCGCGTGCGTGCCGAACAGACTGTGATTGGACGGGCATAAGGAAAAATGCAATGAATGAGATTATTCAAGAAATAATGGAGCAGGCTATCCGCAACCTTGGATTATGTGGATGCGCTTACGTCGTTAAAAAGCCAGATGGAACGATTGTTGGTGATTTTGCTGGAATCACATCGACGAAAAGTATTGCAGAAAACAGAATGATCGAAAGGACGGATTACAAATCAACAGGGTATGTTGATAAGTTAAAGGAAATGAAGGCTGGAGATACAATCGTAATTGATTGTGGTTATTACAACCCTTTTAAATTTCGTAATGCTCTGTGCGCTTCATGCTTTTATCTGTTCGGGAAATCCAGTGTTGCTACTAGGGTTTTCGGCAATACAATTGAAGTTACAAGGATAAAATAATGAACTACGACGAACAACTCCGCATCGAGCGCCTGATCGTTTCAGGCATCGCAATCGGCGCTGTGGTCGGCGCTGTCGTGCTGGCTTACTGGGGTGGCGTATGAATCACATGGATAAGTTGACCACTGCGTTAGATGATGTGAGGTCATCGAAATTTGTGCTTTACGCTGTGGTAGAAACACTGCCGGGCAAATGGGCATCATGGCTTAAATGTGGCAGGCGCTGTTCCGGCCTGATAGAAAAGTCGTTCATGGGTAGCGTTAAGGTTACGAATGCTGCCACCGGTTCTACTTACTGGGTTAGAGCAAGCGACATAATTTCAGTAGAGGGTAACGTATGAACGGAATCGCATACATCAGCGCAGCCGCCGGCGGTATCATCATGGTAGTCGGCCTGCTGCTTATCATCCGGTCATGCGTCAAGGATAGCCGAGATGATGCCGAAGCCGTCCGCCGGTCTAACGGATACCTGGTGCAAGATTTGGCACAAGCAAAGGCATTGCAGCGCCAGCTTGACGAGTGCCGCGAGCGTATGGGAAAGGAATGCTGCTTGCATCCAGAGTATCGGTTTGATGAGCGTCACCAGCTTGTGAACGTGAGGAAGTGAGATGAAAAGCATCGCAGAGAAATACGCCGCGCAGTGGATGCCTAACGGCGAGGTGTCGGTTGTTGAGTTGATCGAGGCGGCTTTGCGGGAGCAGTCTGTGCCGGTGATGGGGCCGGCCGTGGCAATCGGGCGGATTGACTTATCTCGCAATGACCCTATTGCGCTGGATAGTAGCCTAACTTATGGATTCTTGAGGCCGTTTGACGGAATGGAAATTGTTATTGCTTCCAAGCCACCAACTAGCATCACAGCGGCAGAGCTTGCAGAAAAGGATGCAAGGATTAAGTGGCTTGAGGATCAAGTTAGGTCGTTAGCTCTTGGGAAGTGTGCTTCTGATATTAAGGCTTCACGTCTTGAAAATGCGAAAGCTGGCGGCGCTGAAAAACTTGATAAGCATTAACCGCTACCTCCACGGCTGGACATCCCGCAGAGTCCAAGCCGACATAAACGGCGCGTTACGCATGGTGCTAGGCCACACGCCAGCACTACATCGGACGCGAGCGGAAACAGGCTACAGTCTCCAGCAGATCATCGAGCGGTGCGACACGATAGCAGAGGCGAGCAGGCAGTCTGGCAGGTGCCCGGCTACTGTGAGGAAATATAGAGAGAGGTGGATGTGAACAATGGACTACGCGCAATAAAGAAACAGTCGAACGAATGGACAGACGCTGAACTCCAGCACCTGCGCGACAACTACCCGACCGGAGGTGTACGAGCCTGCCGTGACGTTATCCAGCGGTCAGCAAGCGCAATCAGTGCCAAGGCGTCATCTCTCGGGCTTAGCGTTAGCAAGAAGTCATTCCTGCAAATCTGCCGCGCTACCGAACGGGCCAAGCTGAAATACTGGACGCCGGAAGAGGACGCTGTCATGTATGAGCTTTACGAGCGCGGAGGCTGGCGGATGGTACATGCCAAGCTGCCTTCGCGTAATGAGGCAAGCATTAAGAGCCGCGCCTGTTCGCTTAACCTAAGCATGAACAAAGAAGCCAGATACGGCGCAATGGTTGAGGCTCACAAAAAGATGGCATCAGCCGGCTCGCTGTGGGATGGTATGCCGGAGATGAACGTGGTTAATCGTGCGCTGACAATGAGGTGGTTGTGATGGATAGGGAACACGCGAAGGATATGCTTCCAATTATTAAAGCATTTGTAGATGGAAAGGAAATAGAGTTTAAGTCTGATATAGCCGGGTGGGTGTCATTGCCATCACTACAATTTATCCATGCCCCCGACAGATACCGCATCAAGCCAGAGAAGCGGAAGGTTGATGTGTGGCTGAATGTTTATGCTAAGAATCCACAATGCGTACATGCATCAAGGGCTGAGGCTGATGCTAGTCGTGGTCCAGGTCGCATCGCCTGCCTCCACATCATCCAAGAATACGAAGAAGGCGAGGGGCTGTGATGCGTCTGTTTATAGATTGCGAATTCAATGAGTTTAAAGGCGAGCTCATCTCAATGGCTGTCGTCTCTGAGGATGGTCGAGAATGGTACGAGGTTTTGCCATGTGACAAACCTGGCGAGTGGGTTGCGCAGCATGTCATTCCTGTACTCGGGAAGCCTGCTGTAACGCTTATACAGATGCAACATAGCCTACATTCATGGCTTGCGCAGTTTGATTCAATACACGTTATCGCAGACTGGCCAGAGGATATTAAGCACTTCTGCGATGCACTTATCATTGGCCCGGGAATGCGGATAAATACGCCGCCTCTAACAATGGAGGTTTTTCGTATAGATGCACCTAGCAAAGTGCCTCATAATGCTCTATATGACGCAAGAGGGATCAGAGACTATCTCTGTCGCTCAAAACAAGTCACCGACTAATCGAACACTCTCCCTTGACGGGCGAAATGGAACACACAAGCCCGTCATGGCGAGAGGCGCACTCTCGGTACATGAATCCCCATTCAATCATCACAGGCAGCACGTCAGAACCTTTAGTGCCTTCCAGCCTTGGCAGTGGCGGGCACTTTTTCAACAGGCTCTGCTGGATAACCGGCGGCTTGGTTGATAAGTGACAGCCCGTCGCCGTCAATGCAATCAGACACATAAACAGGCTTTTGGATAGTCTTGATAGTTTCACGATACACCACGCCTCTCGACTTGTTGACCTGCGTCAAGTGTTCCTCAACGACAGCCGCAATCTCTGACTCGCGCACCAGCGCCGCCTTTTCCGCCTTCGCTTGTGCTGCAATCGCTGCCTTCTGCTTGTCAGATTCATACCAGCCGCGAACAGTCCAGCCGGACGCGAATAGAGCGACAGCAGCAGCGCCAATCAGCGCCACCTTAATCTGGGGAGGTATCAAGATACTCATTGTCAGGGAACCCCACGACAGCCACGAAAATTAGAATGAACCATACAAGAGCCAGCAGGATAGGCCATGCAATCACTGCCAGAAGGATGCCACGCGCCCGCTCAGTCCAGATACTCATTATCAGGCATCCCAACGGTTAGCATGATGACAGCCATCATGAGAAGCAGCGCCAGCCAGTACAGCGCGTAGACGACACGCATGGCAACCTCTCATGACTGCTACCTCATATCAATGGTATTCATCCCGAGGCGTATCCGCCTGCTTCTGGATGATGTTTAGCGCCGCCTCTGTGCTCTTGCCTAGCAGTATAGCGCAGCCCTCGCACACGTCGCTATAGATCCGGTCCAGACGTATGCCTCGATGCCAGATAGTTACCGGCAGGTCTTTAGTAAACGGCTGGCCGAAGTCAGCGAATCCGCAGCAGTCGCAGGTGTAGGCTTTGAGCTTCATTTGCCAGACTCCAGATGTTCAGCCATGCACTGCATCATCCACTGAATCGTATAGGCTTCAATCTCATGGCCGGGTGCATCCTCTCCCATGTTCTCCTTGACCTGCTGCCATACATGGACGGCCTCATGTGCAAGCAGCGCATGGATTTGAATGTCGCTGTATTCCTTCGTGCTTTTCTTGTCAATGCAGACTACGCATACAAGCCCATTATTGAACGTATTGCAGAATGAGTGCATGGTCGCGCCAGCGCCATTGCAGAGAAAGTCAGGAGCCGGGCTAATGCCTAGCTTCTCGCATCCCTTCTCAAACTGCCGCTTGCTTGTCGCCATTGCGAAATAGAACGGGAGCGGGCCGGTCGGGAAGTATTTCATGGCTTGTACTCCAGCATGCCAGGCGTGACGAAGTATTCATTGTACCGCCCATGCCGGCGATGATATGTGGTGGCTATCGCAACCCGGTGTGATAGGTAGGCGTGCCGGCTGGAATGGCTGTCAGGTGCGGTTATGGTCGGGTGCTGCTGTAACTCGATGCCAGCATGCTCATGTACCTGCCTGTGGTGCATGTGGCCAGTGTTGACGTACCGGAATCGCGTGCTGCCCCAGATGGTCGGAAAGTAGGCAGCGAAGTACAGCGGGAGCTCCTGATTCTTTTTCAGGTGGCCATGATGCCATGCGAGCATCACCTCGCCGTACTGGGCAACGTAGTAAGGGTGCTCGGACTGTTCAACCGTCGCCCGTGGTTCATCATCAAGCCATGCCGCGAACATCTCACGGAGCCAGACGGACGGGTCAATATCGTGGTTGCCTTCGCAGATTATAATGCGGACGTTATGGTGTCTGGCCAGCATACGCTGAACCATGCGTCGCAGGATACGAATACAGGCGCGGACAGTAGGCGCAAAGCCTTCAGCGTCCAGCAGGTGTCCAGACGTAGGCGTGAATGGCTTGCTCCCATTCTGGTGTAGCCAATCACCTTGGATAACAAGGATTCCATCGTCAGCCTTTACAGACCGCCTCAGCATCTCGTCTAGGCAGCCGGTTAGCACAGACTCGGCAATCTCAAGATTCCAGTCCTCTCCGCACTGGTCAGCCCTAACTAGCCCGCCGACATGGCAGTCGGTGAACGTGTAGACGTTGACGAAATCAGGGGAAGAGAACTTAGGCGCAGGAACAGGTTTAAGCCGCGGCAGCGTTTCAGCCATTGCACAGGCAGCGTCCTCGAACATCTGCCGCTTGAGTAGGTCGGAGACTTTCGTCTTAATCCATATCTTGTCGGTCGAGTGATACTGTGATGTGCCGGTAAGCTCAAGCGGTGCAGGGACGGGATGGTTTAAGCCGTGTTCAGGATTGAAGCCTTGCAGGGTAGCGCGTTGCTTAATGAGCCGGACAGTCTCAAACAACTTACGCTCTGATAGTCCGGCATCGGCTGCCGCAACCTTCATCGTCACATCACGGCAAGCGTTAAGCACCTCTCGCTGTCGGTCGGTTGTGCAGTATGGTAGCAGTCCCTCAACTTCAGCGGCGAGCATGGCGGCTCCTTATTTTTATGATTCGTTCTTTTGTCTCACAATTCGAGCCATGAGTACAGCATAGAATGCGAACCTGTACCAGTCTGCCGGCAAATGCGCCTCAACTTCTGGCAGATACGGAGCCAGTTCAGCCACAGCAATACAGCCTGCCAGCAACTGTACAGACCATTTCTTCCACCAATGCTCGATGAGTTTCATGCGGACTCCGGTATCTTTTTGCCTGACTGAAGGTCGGCCAATGACAGACCGCCTGTGAATTGAAAGTGTGCCATCTCTTTGAATTTGCGCCACTCGCCGGCCCACTCCAGCCCGCATTGCTTGCCGATTGCGCCGATACGCTGCCACAAGATGCCATCATCGCCAGCAGTGCCCCAGACAGGCTTGCCATTGCGCAAAGGAACGATATCGAAGGCGCAGCGCCAGTTATGCCACGACTGCCCCGGCTTGGCGTTGGTTACCTTCTTGCCCGGTTTGATGCGGCCTTGGTCGTACAGCGCCTGCTGGCTCTCTGCATCACGGTATGTTGAAGTAACGAGGATATCTATGCCGTTGGCCTTACACGCATCCAGAAAGAGACGCGCCCGCTTCTTAACGGCTGGATGAAGATCATCCATTGAACGGCTGTTTATCATTCACTTGGCCTCGGTCGGACTGATGCCGAACTTGATTGACCCGATGATAACGCCAATGGCCAGCACTACCGCCGCCGCCATCTTTACCGCTGACACCAGCACGCCGGCTGCCTTCCACGCATCAACCAATGACTCCACGGAATCCTTGATTTCAGCCACATCAGAGCGCATCTGCTCCATTTCCTTTTTCAGCAGTGCAATGTCAACTTCGTGGCTTTCGGGTGGCATGGCGCAATCCTTACATTCTGGTAATGAAAACATCCTGAACGCTCTCGCGGCGCTCTGGGACAGTGAAAGCATCGAAACACCATCCGTCATCGGAGCAGGTCAGCGCGTGAAGTCCGGCGCGGCGCTTTGTGACCCAGATAACAGAATTAACGCCTATAGTGGCAAGCTGATACTGGATGGCCAATGCGTACTCCTCACAATCGCCTGTAAAACGGCTGTTACCGGTCGTGCCGTACTCAACGAAGTGATGCACGCCATGCTTCTCAATGTCAGAGATGTAGGTAAATTTGTGCGATGTGGCACGGTTGATTTCCCAATACTTCTCAGGCACCGAAGCACAGCCAGTCACCATGATAGCCAGAAAGATCAATGCCGCAAAGGTTAGCCAGACTCTCATTCTCCCCACCTCACATTGTACGGAGTAGCCGGTGCGGCCACCTTGTATGTAGTGAGAGTAGCCGGACATTCGCTATCGTACAAGTTGGCATGATAGCCATTCGTCGCTTCGATTGCGCCATGCCAGCCCCATCCCTTGCCGGTGAACATGTCGCGATCGATAACGAATCCAGCCGATTCCAGCGCCTTGACGGCCTCTGACTGGTTAGCGAACTTCAAGTAAACGGTCATAGCGTCGTGATCCCGTTGAGCTGTGCCTGTGAATAGGCGACTGGGATGATAGCGAAGCCGTAGATGATGTGATTGCATTGTGCGGCATTGTCGTACCTGCACCCGACATGCACAGTCGTTGGTGATACCGGCATGGCGCCGCTAGTATCGCCAGCACCGGCAACGCCATCAGCAGCGGACAAGAAGCTATTTGCAGCGCAAGATACTGCAAACTTGCTGCGAGCGGTCCCGACTGACTGCGAATAGCTGGACACTGTTACGCCGCCAGAAACGACAGCCACAGACTGTTGGGCCGCGCTGTTGACTGTAATAGATGCCACGTTGTTTGCTGAGGCATCGTCCACACTCAGCCTGCGTCCTGCTGTGCCAGCGCCGAAAGGCACATCAAAGCGTGAGTCCGTCCACAGCGTATAGCCTGCCGCACTAAATCCGGGAATATTGGCTGTTGGGAATTCCAGCACATCAGCAGCGCGAGCAGCAGTAACGCCAGTCGTCTTGATGTAGGATGTTGCGCGGGTTCCGGTTTCAGCCTGCCGGCCTGCAATCTTGAAGGTGCGAGCAGACTGGCCTGTATACTTCACAAGCCCAAACGTCTGCGAGCCAGCCGTGGCATTGGATGGATTAGCCGCCGACACACGGTATACGTTGCTGTTGCCAAGCCGGAACACCAGCACATTAGCCGTGCCGATAACGCCAGCCACGATGATTGAAAAGTCGCCAGTGGTGTTTGTGGAGCCGATAACCGGAGCGCCACCGTCATCCATGACAATGTAGGTTGACCAGCTATAACGCTGTGCGGTAACAGTCAGCGAGCGATAAAGGGAGCGCTCAACCGAGTTGTCGCCATACACTATGGCAGCGTCGAATGTGGCCAGCGCCCCATCAGTTACGTTGCTGCCAGTTGCCGATGCTACGTTACCCTCTGACGAGACTTCCATATTCGTGGCCGCCGGCTCTGCTGTGTATCCGTACAGCCCAGTTACAGAATCGAACGTTGTGCCGAACTGGTTAGCAGACAGGAATGTGCGCGTGCCCGCAGCGTCGACAACATGCTTGGGCGAGTTGCGGGTGTAGGTTGCGCCAAGACTGATAAGCGATGCTGGCAACGCCCGCAGAGGGGAGTTAAACTGCAAGGCTTGATTGCGGCCACCATCATGCAGCAATAGCAGGCTCATGACTTACGCCTCGCGGAAGAAAATCTTGCCGGATACCGCGCCAGATGCTGCACCGGTCAGCACTACCTTCGTCGATGCCTTGCAGATTGTGTAATCAGACGGGCGCAACCTGATTGCGCGGTCGCCGCCAATGACGAATGTCAGCTTTACGCCGTTCTCGTCATACAGTGCCTTGTGCGTGCCGGCCACGTCCATGCTGTCTTCCAGCCATGCAGTCTGTGCAGTCAGCGCGCCGGTGATGTCAATACGGGATATGGCCAGACGCGGGCCGTCATCATTCAGCAGAATGACAGACGATTCAGTAGCGCCGCTGGCGATGGTAAACGGGAGAACCTTGTACGGGTTGGCCATGTCAGCGGCTCCTATTTGAATGTTGACAGTTTAGCTTATTTCAGCCATGAGTGGTAGGTAGTGTGGCGTCCGCGAAGGATGCTGATTTCTACACGTCCGGCAGCGCCGGCACCTGATGTGCAAGGCACTGTATTGACCGCGCCACCACCACCGCCACCGGGAGCAGTGCCAGCCGATGCGGTAGAGTAATCCCCGTTCCCACCAGCACCACCAGCGAATGATGTCCCGCCATTAGTCAGAACACCGCCGCCAGTGAGGGTAGCCGCTCCGCCACCAGCCGAACCATGTGATGCAGACCGGCCATTAGTTGATACCCCATTGCCAGCGTCACCGCCCTGTGCGCCGTTGTAGTGAGCCGGAGACACGGCAGCACTGAAGAATGACGCCGTACCAGCCGCGCCGCCTGCCTGCGTTGTGGTGTTGTATGTCCCACCTACGCCGCCTGATGCTCGGATAAGCTCAATGCTGCCCCATGACACATGTGACGCGCCACCGCTTGCGCCATTCTGTGTAGATGTGCGAGCCGCACCGCCAGCGCCTACCGTGTATGACAGCGTTGATGGGCAGTCAACATACAACAGCGCCAGCTCAGAGAATGCACCGCCGCCGCCACCCGAAGAATTACCACTGGCAAGGTTAGCAGCAGCCCCAGAGCCGCCGCCGCCCCAGACGCGAATAAGTACAGTGTCGCGGTCATCAAAACCAGCCGGCTTGCTCCACGTTCCAGACCCGCTGTTATATGTCGTTGTCGTGTCGACTGTGCCTAAGCCCTTGTCACCAGCCCAGATGCCGTTATTGTAGAGCGCGTAGGCCGTCACAGAACGGGCGATCTTGTCTGCCCCGAGATTCGTGGCATCTTGCGTCGTGAAGTCTTGTGTACTCATAGCCATTTCTTCCCGTTGGCCGAGCCGCCTAGCAGCCCGGTTGTGTCGTCAGCCCAGAACAGATAGCGCCGTTTCTCGTCATCTGTCGCCGCATTATATGTCGTGCCAGCCGCTATCGAGTCAGGTGCCCATCGCGCAAAGCCTGTAGCCAGTAGCTCTTGCCGAGCAACGTACTTAACCGTGTCATCCCCTGCGTCCTGCTGAATCACTCGGACAATAGTTGTTTGTGGCAGGCCAAACACATCGCAGATAGCCGCCGTTTCTAGCGATATGAACTGCGCAGTTTTGACAGCATCATCCTTGCGGTCAACCTCGAATTCTACTTTAACAGGCACATCAGACCTAGCCTGTAGCAACCTGTCAGCAATCCCGATAAGTTCGGTACGGTTGGTAGACGGATGCCACCGCCCGTTGATTGTGTTGCTAAACACCTGCCCATGCTCGCGAGCCGACTGACTGCCTACGTCAATGGCCACAAAGCCGAACTCGTAGTTAGTTCCTTCCTTCGCGTCCTTCGTCGGGTCAATCTGGCCATATTGCACAAGTACCTGATTCATGAGTCGGCTGTCATCATCTTGAACAGCGAGAGAACCAGCAATGATGTGGTTGTCGTCTGTCAGTGTCTCGATGACTTCATCATAATCAAGCGGGCGCACTACCTGGTACTTGATTGAGGCTGATTCGTTGTCCCACCACAGCGCCCATGTGTTCGACTGCGGGATCAGTTCCTTTATTATGGCCGTCACGCCTTCTGGCTTGCAGATAAGGCGAGTAACCGTCATACCGCCGAGCCATGTGTCATATTCGGCTTCCCATGTCGGGTAGTCGATATATGATGACGGCACATTGCCGCCACGCTCTAGCAGTATCTGGAAAACCTTCGGAACCTTCATCGCATTGAAGTATGCGCATTTCTGCACCGCTGCGCCGATGTTGTGTGCGGCCTGCACTGTCGAGTATTTCCCAATCGGACCACGCGACACGCCAGTCAGACGCACGCCATCAGTGATGACTGTCACGCCTGTATACTGGATGCACTCAGATCCTATCAGCACTACGCCGACAGTCTCATAGTCCTCAAGGTCGTACTCGGTCGTGTTCGATGTTGTAATATCAATCGTTGTAGGAGACGCCACATCAGTCATGGCAGCAGTCAGCAGGCCAGTTGATGCTCTTGGCCATTGCGCACGCTTATCGTCTGCCAGCTTTAACGGGTCCTTGGCGACAATCGTTATCTTTCCAGACCGGCCCCATCCGCGCAAATCCTCAACTATGTACGTCCGCTTTTTAGCATTCGCACGAGTGAAAGGATAATACCCCTGATACCATTCCAGCTTGCGTCCCTGATAGTACGGAAAGCGTGCGCGAAATCGAGGCCAGAAAGTGCCACGCTCCAGCGCACTGTATGCTCGTTCGTCAACGTAAGGGTCTATGCCGGTGTCATCGTGTGGTGCGTCTGTCACAACAACTGTGATTTGCCCACACTTTCCAAGGCTGTTCTCCGGGTCAAGCTGGCCAGCGTCACCGCGCACACGGTCAAGCAGCGGAATACAGCCGTCTGGTATGTCGCTGACTGGCGTGCAGAATGAGATTACCTTGTCTTCAGGAAGATAGTTTGCTGTGTCCTGACAGGTTGCCCATGAGTTGAAGCACTTATCAGCGCCGCTCATGTGTCGCGCTACTGATGTGGTCTTAACGTAGTCGCCTGATGCCGCAGACTGCTGAATCAATTGCAGTTTTGTCGCCCACAGACCATCACCGACCCCAATCCCCGCACCTAGCGATATGATAACTTGTCCGGCCGTGGTTATGTCGCCAGATATAGTGCATTTGTACCACAGCCCGCCATCAGAAGTGATAGTTGCCGTTGTGCCCGGAGTAGCACCAGAAAATGTGCCTGCTGACAAGTCGAATACTGCGTATAAATCCCCTGCGAGAAGGATAACCGATGTAATCTGGTCCTTAAGAAATGAGCAAGAAAACGAGGCATGCCCTACATTAAATACTTGAGGTGTGGATAGCTCGTAAAAATCAATAGAAACTGTGTCTGATTCAATTCTCGCGGCCTGAGTTGCAAGAGATGGATACGATCCTGGATTGACGACAGCAATTGATAAGTTTGCATACTCGTCAGTAAGTCCCGCAAACGTCTCTGAATATGTTAGCAGGTTTTCAGATGACGTAGCCGTGCACGGCGCAACCCCGTAAACCTCCCCGCAACCTTCAAGCGTAATGTCCACAACGTCAATGCGCTGTTTGCCCGGCTCAAGTTTCAGCGTGTCATAACTCAATTTCAGGCCCCTCTATCGAGAACGACAGCGCCATATATTGCGTGCTGCTGTAGCTGACTGATGGCGCATTCTTGCCTCGCATCCCGTAGATTAGTTCGTCTGCCGAGTCCTTAGGATTGAACGCGAAGAACATCCCGTTAGTATTCATCAGAGCGCGAACGGCTGGCCAGTTTGTGTTAACCCATGTCGGTGATACTCCGTCCATTGCAATGTCTTGCTTTGCGCTGCTGCGGAGTTTCTGCGTGCCGAGTACCTGCCCACCTTCGCTGAATACGTTGGTAAACTCATCGTCCTGATTCAGTGATGCCGGAGCGAAACCTGGTGGAATGCCGCACTCAAACTTGAGAGCATCGCCAGAGCCGATGAATGCGAACTGTGGACTAGTCGTCCCGGTCACCGATGCGCGCACCTTGCTAGTCGATACGCCGGACAGCTTCATCCAAGCGAGCGGGCCGGTCTTGGTTACACTGGCAGCAGTCCCAAACGATACCCATGCGCTGCCGTTCCAGTATTCCGGCTCCACGGTTGCGCCGGTGCCAATGTCTTTGATGTACATAGCGACGTATGAAATTGTCTTTGTGCTGCCGAAGTCAATCTCGATTGTGTCCGGCAGGCTGTCACCCTTCCATGCCGTATAGGTCAGTGGAGATGTGATGGCCGTCGCACTGTAGCCGGTCGACGTGCTTGATGCAGTCACGGTGCCGGACTGGTGCGCAATGCACAGACGTGGGTAGAACCATTCCGCATCCGTCCCGCTTGTCAGTGTTATACGGCTCATGTCGTCACCAGTTCTACGCGTCCCATGCGCCCGCCGTTATCGGCCAGCGTCTCGCCAATGCCTTCAATGATTTTCTGAAGGTAGCTGCCAGTTATCATATCATCTGGCTTGATGCCTGTCAGACGAATGTCGGTTGTTTGCTTCAGTGGCTGCTGTGCAATAAGTCCGCCGCCACCAGTTGAGCCAGAGAAGCCGCCGCCAGACGACACGCCACCGCCGCCACCTACGTTTGACACGCTCCCACCGCCGAACGATTGCGAACGGATGGCAGACACGCGAGCCGCACCAGCAGCGATAGCCGCACCAGCGGCAGCGATACCCAATGCAGGGCCAACGATAGGAATGCCGGCCAGTGATGCGTATGCCTTCTGCGCGCCCTCATAGGTGGACAGTACAGTCTGTGTGATAGCAGCAGCCTTGCCGATGTTAAACATCGTTTTAGAGCGGCTGCTCATCAGGCTGATAAGGTTGGAGAACATGCCATCCATTGCAGACCGGCGCGCATCGGCCTCATATTGTGCCATCTGAATCCGTGACTGTGACGCCGCTTCCTCTGCCGCAATATCCTGCTGGCGATACCAGTCCTTCATGCTGTTGACTTGAGCTTGTGCAGCGTCCTCACGTTCAAGCCATGCCGTTAAATCCTCTTCAGTAGGGCCGACTACCGGAGCAGCAGCCGGAGCCGCCGCCGTTGCAGCATTCTTGATGCCGCCAGGTGCAGCCGATGTATCTCCTCCGACAGCAGCCATCGTGGCATGAACCGCCGTCCGCTTTCGCTCCTCTGCTGCCTCAACTGTCGACGCCGATGCCGACCATATCGCATCAATGCGGCTCATGGTGTTGCTGGCCACGTTGACGGTATCATCATATACCTGCCGCATGATGTCAGCCGCGCCCTTGAAGTCGCCGGACAGTGCGGCCACGGTTGCAGCAGCAATGCCGCCGATGCCGTTACCGATTGCCTGCAAGGTAGCCGATGCGGTAACGCCTACAGTGACAACGCCTTTCAGGATTGCGACCACGCCATCCGCCGCGCCCTTCATCTGGTCGCCATTGTCGGCAGTTGCGACAAACTCATTACCCAGATTATTCAGCGACGGCAACAGCCCTTTCATGATCTCGTTACCGAAACCCTTCGCCGCGCCCTTGAGTACGTCAATGTTGTCGTTGAACTGGCCTGCTGCATTGGCTACATCGCCAGTCAGCGTAACGCCGAGCCGGTCAGCCTGATCTGTCAGCGCCGTGATACCTTCGCGACCCTGATTCAGGAACGGCACCATATCCGCGCCAGACTTCCCGAATATGTCCATAGCCATAGCGGACTTCTGCGCGCCATCCTTCATTGTGCTGAACTTGTCAGCAACGTCTAGCAATACGTCTGTGGATTCGCGGAGAGAGCCATCGGCATTTTTATAAGAAACGCCGAGCGAGTCAAAGGCAGTCTGGGCAGACTTCGACCCATTAGCGGCATCGTACATCGACTTGTTGAGAAACTTCATTGACCCGTCAAGCGCGTCCGCACCGCCTACGCTGAACTTCATTGCGTAGCCAAGGCGCGTATAGTTCTCGACAGAGATGCCAGCAGCAGCAGCGGATTCCCCAGCCGCATCGGCTGCGTCTATGTTGGCCTTTGTCATCGCAACTACAGCAGTAGCAGCAGCAGCAATCGCAACGCCAGCAGCCGCCGCAACCGATTTCAGGTTGGCAAGCTGCCCCTCTGTTTTCTTGCCGGATTCAGTCAGGCCGTCTAGGTCGCCTTGCGCGCCCTTCGCCTGTGTAGAGTCGACAGCTAGTACCAGCTTCGCGTATTCAGTCATCGTTGCGCCCTCGCGTGTGCCTCGTCTAGCCGTCTGATGCAATCAACCTCGAACGGTGTAAGGCGCTCTCCGGTCATTTGTTGATATGCCGCCATCTCACTGAATGACGCACTCCCTGCGTTCTTCAGGTCTACAAATATCCGCCAGATATAGTCAGTTCCTTCTGGACACTTTGGCGCGTTCTGTATTTCCTTCGGCATCCTGCCTAGTGACTTTGCTACATGCCCGAGCGATTCTCGCCGGCTGATCTTTTGCCCTTTCGGTATGCCATCAAGCCAGAACTGGTGATCTGCATACTTCATCAGGCCATCGATCAGCCCTTCGTAAAATTTCTGCGGACAGTGAAGAACGAGTCGACTTGTGCGCGAATAGCCGGAGAATCCGTATACAGCTTGCGTGCCAGTTCAGGCGAGAACGGCTCATCCATTCCGCGCCAGCCGGCAGTAATTGCGACAGTCAGGTCTAGCGCAATGTCTTTATCCTCATTCGACTTGTCCAGCCGCTTGCGATTGAACTCGATGGATGCTGCTCGGAAGGTTGCCGAGTCGACGCCACGAATGCGAAGGAACACGCCTGTAGCCTCTCCAGTAGCAGGGTGGATCACTTCCATTTCCGCGCCTTCTTCGTGCGCCGGTGCTGTCAGCAGGTCGTCAAGTTTCATTGTCACTCCGGTATAAGGTGGCTCATCCGTGAGCCTGTCGGGTAAATCTTAGATGGGGTTGCGCGTAATCACGATATTGCTGGCATCAACACTGTCGTAGATGGCTTGGAAGTCCATGCTGACAGTTACCGAACCCTCGCCGCTTACATCAGGCTGCCCGCTGGTGTACTTCAGCTTTGGAATGTCGAACTGCAATGTATTGCCGTCCGGGTCGGTCAGCGTAATGTCCAGACTGGATTCCGTTTCGTTCTGAAACTTCGTCAACATCCCCTGATCTTCAAAGTAAACCGTGATCGAGCCGGTCACGTTGCTGCGGCCAATCGAAGGCCGGAGAGTCGTTGCAGAGCCAACCACAAACTGTGGCTCGATGCCGTTCTCAAGCGTGATGTTAGCCTCAGTCACCAGAGCGATAGCAGAGCCGCCCTCGTTAATCGTTGCCGTGAAGCTGTCGAACTGGCAAGTATCGGTCAGTGCCGAATAGGTAGAGCTTGCGATGGCCGTCTGTGCGATGGACTGATCCTTGCCGACAAAGCCGAACGACACCGACACCATGCTATTTGGTGACAGAGAAATGTTCATGCTGTTGACTTCACAGCCGGTATAGCGGACGAACTGCGTAATGTCTTGGAACGTGCGCTCAATGGTGAACGAGCGACGAGTGGTGCCAGCCTTCAGCACATCGGTATTCCATGTGCCGCAGAGAGCCGCTTGAATCAGGTCGTCATATTCGCCGTATACCAGTTCGCCTTCAATGTCGCCACCGACTGACTTGTTGCCATGACGGAAGCAAGTGATCTGGCGGTCGCCGCGAATCTCTTCAGACTCCACAGCATCCTTACTCAGTCCGATATTGCAGGAATTGTGACGCAGCGTAGTGAACGCCGGAGTGGCCGGGGTCGTGCCGTAGGTCACTTCAGCGATTGCAGCGAGACGGTGCCGGCTGCCGGATGCGATAGTCATTGTATTAGCCCTCAGTCGGCACAGTTGCCGGGTTGATTATACCTTATTCTTCGAAACGGCCCTAGCTATCATGGCCCGTATTCGCCTGAAATTACGCCGCACCATTGCTTGTGGCGGAGACTGTGTAGACCATCCTTCCTCAAGCCTCATGATGTACGGAAGGTTATTAGTTAGATATGTGATCTCGCCATATCCGCCGCATCTTGATTCAAGCTCTGACTCTGCGGACTCCCCGCTGCGGACGCCATCAATTACGCCTTGTGCTGGGATCATCGTAGTCGTCTGCCAGTTACCCCGAGCGCGCCCACCAACGTATCCATCCGGCGCGTCTCGCCTAGTTGTCTCTCGCGTATCAATATCAGTCTGTGGATTCAGGCTTGCCCACAGGTCTGGATTACCTACTGGGGTCGACTTGATGACTGACGAGAATAGTTCCAGCGTGACCATTCGCACAGTCTTATCCAGCGACTCATTAGCCGCTTTAGCAAACTCCTCAAGGTCAGCCGAGAAAGGCATAATCAGTCCACATAAAACGAGAATGTAGACCAGACGCTGTGATTCGATAGCGATCCTGGATGTTCAAGCTGTACGTCACCAGTCGTCAGTACGCGGATATGGCAGTAGTCCGGCGCACTGGTGTTGTCGTGTACGTTGCCAGAGAAACCGAGGTTGTATGTTGGCCGGTAACCGGCTGGCAGGTTAAATATTGGACTTGTCGTGCCATGCTTTACAGCCATGCGCACATCTACGCGAGTCCCAACCTTGCGATACTGGGCAGGCTGTTCCGAACCGCCGTAGTTTACCCACGAGTTGAGCAATGTTGGAGCAATCCAAGCGACGCCGCTACCGTTCATCGTGCTGCGAAGGTTGGCCACTGTCATTTTCTTGGACGTGCCGTCCTCAACTACATACAGGATGTCATCGTCATCAAGTGCGGTTGATGCTGTCAGGGATGATACTTTAACTGTGGTCATGTCATTCTCTCGACAGTAACAGGCCGGATTCCGTCAGCAGGAATGCGCCAGATTCGGATATGAGTTGTGTCTCTACACTTCGCGCAATGTGCGCATACCAGCCAATCGAGCAGATACAGCGCATCCATCCGTCCTCATTACGCGGCTCTGTGACATTCGTGCCTGTGAACGATACGCACAGCGAGTTGTAATCCTGTGACTGCCCGCGCTGGAAGTGCAGAGCGATAGCATCTGCCTTAATCAGAATGTCACCGATGCCCTTGTTTGTCGGGTACATCAGGTCGATTTGCAGGATGCCCGTCTGGATTTCCAGACCGTTACCGCCGAGAGATGCCGCATCGGACTGCGATGGCATAAACCACAAGCGCGCATGTTCGCGGCCTGCGGTAGGATTCTTGTCCCTGTTCGGGTCGTATATCGCCAGATTAAACGCGCCAGACTCAACGCGAGTCATCAGTGCTGCGTAAATATCTGCAAGTCTCATTTGCGCACCTGCAATCGGTAGGCTACCGGAGTAGATGCTGGCCGGATTGGCTCAATGGCCACGATTGACCACTTCGGCATTGGAACCACGTTTCCGGCTATGTCAGTCGTGCCGTCTGCGTACAGCAGGTCATCGCCTTGAGACACTAGCGTCATGCTTGCCGTATCGCCTGTGAACGTTCCGGATACACCAGCGTACTCGATTACAGAAGCGGCCAGCAGTGCATCCTGTGGCGTGAACGTGCTGTTAGATAACGTGATAGGGACGTTATCCAGCTTCACAGCGAACGTGCCTGCTGTGCCATTCATGCTAATAGTGAATCTGCCTGTGGCGCTACATGATGCCGATGCTACCACGCTACCTGATCGCTCGACGTTGTACGAGAACGTGCCGTTATCCTTGGCAATGACTCGAACCAGCACCATAGCCGGTATCTGTAATGGGTTCTCTACGATGTTCCCAGTTGCAACAATAGCAGGGTCGCCAGTTCCGCCGGTAATGGTCGGCAGCGAGTAAACCCATTCGACAGAATCAGTGCCTGCGGTCATGTCAATTGCATCAGTCAGCGAGCCGCAAGCGTATTCCTCTTGCAGCGCCAGCCCGCCCTGTACGGTATACGTTCCCGTCTGGTCGCTGTTGGACAGAGCGAGCCGGCCATCATAGCCAGCCGCAATCACATCAATGGCACTGGCATCCATCGGATAGGCAGCGTCAACAATAGCAGCATCGGCCAGCAGGTCCGCCATGTCAGGGACGTAGCCGGTCGCGGCATCAATGACAATGAAGCGGTCGCCCACCTGAATGCGTGACCCGTCAATCAGGTTATTGCGGATTGGGACTTCAACGCCAACCGGCGAGTATTCCACGGTAGTCCGTGAAGTGCTGCGGCCAGTGATAGTGTCGAATACATCCGTGACACGCTGAAACGTCAGCGTCCGGCCAAACTCTGTCAGCAGGTCGGTTGCCACATCTTGCATGTCATCATAGAAAGCCATCAGGCGCGCACCGCAAACAGGCCAGAACGGGCCAGCAGCAGATTGATGATTGCCTGTGATTCCCTGTTCTTATTCACCTTGACGCTACCAGACGGGCCAGCAGCATACGACACGGAAACAGCGCCAGACACTGACTTCTGTGTGACCTGCCCCTGCAATGGTGTCGGGTTGAACGGGTCATCGCCTGCGTTCAGTTCGATCAGTGTAGCAAGCTGCGCATTGATTACCTGGCGCGGGATTTCATCAGATGCCCACGAATAGCCCTCGATCACAGCGTCATAGCGAGGCCATGCGAGCGGTTGGTCACGGTCGACAAGAATGCCACGATACCGGGCGCGAAAGGATTCGAGATAGTCCGCTGCCTTGATAATCATCACATCAGTGGCGGTCGTATCAGCGAGCGTTACGCCACGAGCGGCAGCGTAAGCGATAGCATCAGCGCGGGAGACGTAGGTATTTGCGCCTGAAACGATTGCGCCAGTTTCAACTATCAACTCCATGTCAGCCCCGACTGATTAGAAATTAGATAGAAAAAGGGGGAGCCGAAACTCCCCCCGTTTCATTAGCCGAGCAGCAAAGCGGAGTGTTCTGCCTTGATGTTCTTGACGCCCCAAGCCAGAGCAATCTCATAGCGGATCTTGCGATAGCCGCCGTAGATTGCCAGCTCGAAGGTCAGGCCAGTGCGAGGGTCAGTGATTTCCATCACATCCAGCGCGAGGTCACCTTCCTGCGGACGCTCAGGCATACGGGTAGCCAGAACGATAGCAGAGCGGGCGAATGCCAGATTGCGAGGACCAGAAGCCTCCACAGTGATGGCGCGAGTTGCGACGCCCTGTGCCTTGCGCAGGCCTGGTGCGGCCAGCGTGATGGAATCGCCAGAAGCCGGGTTGGCACCTGCGAAGGTGGCCGATGCGACAACGTACTTGTTGGTATCGTTGGCAAAGGTAATCACGTCACCAGCAGCAACCACGCCAGTACCAGCAGTGGCCAGCGGGATCACGGTCTGGCCGACAGTGAAGGCAGCAGAGGTCGAAGTAGCGTTAGCCATTGCGCCGGCAGTGCCCTGATAAATCTGGGCAGACTCGCGGATGTTCACGCCGGATGCGTTAATCAGCGTACCCTGTTCAGACAGTTGGGCAAGGTCATTGCTGCGAGTGGTCTGAATACCGAACAGCGTGCGCAGCTTGGCGCCAGCAGCGGTATCGACAACCAGTTGCAGGTCAGAGGTCGGAGCGCCGTTGTCTACCAGAATCTTGCGGGCATTCATCGCGCCTTCAAGAGTCGAAGCAAACGGAGTTGTGGTCACAGTGCCGGCAGCGCGGGAGGCGGTAATGGCAAGGTTGCCGAGGTCGGCTTCAATGTCATTGACCAGCGTGCGCATGGCCTGTGCAATCTGGTTCTGGCGGATGTTCAGATAGCCAACGCCAGAGTTCAGACCGACCTGTTCATTGCCCTGCCACGAGAACGGCACAGCCTTGGACTTGGTGATCTTGATTTCAGCGTTACCGATGGTCTGGTCAGCTTCAGCAGGGATCGCCATCGCCGGAGTGGTGTCGACCATAGAGTTGCTGGAAGGCACAATCGGCACACGGACGGACTGGTTGACAGCAGCACGATTGGCCTGTGCGTCAACAGTAACGGCAGGGATGAAACCGGTAAGCTCACGCGAGACAACATCAAGCGCGGCATACACATCGGGGATCAGGGAAGTCAGGGTATTGGTAGTCATGGTTCAATGCCTCAATTGGTAATGGTTCCGCCAGACCTGACGTGCTCGGCCTTTGCCGATGGTGTCATGCTGTCGAATTGGCTACGGGTTACATTCTTTTTTGCGGCCCCGCCGCCATTTCCACTACCAGAGGCCCCGCCTCCGGCTGCCTTGCTTGCTGCGATGATTGGCGCGAACGCCTGATTTGCAGCAATCTCGGACTTGAGGTCATCAATTGTCAGTGCAGACGGCTTACCATCTGGACCAATGACAACCGTAACAGGCTCGCCGTCGCGTATTTCCATCGACAGACGCGCCTGTATATGTGGCAATAGTACAGCAGCAGAACCCGGGATTGCAAGTTCAGACGCCAGTGTGGTAGCAGTCTGGCCTACAGTAAGTCGCTGGAGCTGCTGCTGGTAATTCTGTTCGCGTGACGTATAGTCGTTGGTGAGCTTGCCGATCTTGTCGTCATAGCTCTTTCGCAGACTTTCCACGTCGCCATTTTTGGCGAGCAATTCTTGACGTTCCCGCTCAAGCTGCTCCTCCTTTTCCTTCTGGGTTCGCTTGTATCCCTTCAGTTCGTCCAGCAATTCATTGTTCTTTTTCTTGATGCCTTCCACATCAGGAATGCCGTCCACCTTCAGCCTGAACTTGCCATCCTTCTCTTCGTACAAGCCGCGCAACGGCTCATCAATGCTATCAAGGGTATCAGCTTCAAGTTTCAACATTACAGTGCCCTCCGGGCGGTTTTAGCGGCACAGCCGCGAATCATAGTCCTGCACGCTCAAAAGCCACTGGCTCAAGGGCGCGCATTTGTTCAAGCGTCAGAGGCTCGAAGTTCTTGCCTAGCTGAAGCTCTTGAAATCGTTGGGCAGACAGTCCGCCGTCACGCAGTAACTGGCCGCGCATCGGCCCGAGTGCTTGGTCTTGAAATGCTTCAGGCTGTGTCTTCAGCCACTCATAATATGACAGATTGGCCGGCACCTGACCGTCTACCGATGCGCGCGTCTGGCCTTGTCGAAGCGTCTCGCGGATATACTTGTTGTTGATAACGGGCGTAACGCTGGACCGGCAGTTTATATGTATTGGCGGGAGCGGGCCTTTTCCGACAGCAAACGTGCGGCCATCGAGTCCCTGACATTGCGGAGTCGTGCGGCTGTCGAGGGTTGAAACCCACTCATACTCCGCCACTATGTCTGCGTTGTTCGCAAAGACTTCGCTTCTGGCCACCTGCGCAACGTGCTGAATAGACGTCTGGATAACCGCCCTAGCATTGCGCGCCGTCGCATCAACAACGCCATCAGCATAGCGGTTAGCCTTCGTCCCGATTACCTGCTTCAATATCTGCTGATTCGTCTGGCCCTCAAAGAAGCCGACCCTGATAGCGTTCTCGACAGCGGTCACTGACTTTGTTGACCAATCCTTAA